GAGGAGGCGGCGTTCGGTCTCGCTGTCGTTCCACTCCTGGCGGACGGTGCGGAACGCGAACGACATCTCGTCCATGTCGCCGCGGGTCATCTTGACCTCGAGGCGCTGCACGTCCGGGTCGGCACGGTTCAGGTCGGCTTCGACCTTGAGGCCGACGGAGTCGGTGGAGAGCTGCAGGGTCCCGGACTTGGTGCGGGCGAGCGGCATCCCCTCGTGGTTGATGAGGAGGTGAAGGTCGGGCTTGCGCTTCAGCGTCTCGTCGAACGCACGCTTGTCGACGATCTCGGTCCAGCCGCCCTTGTCGGGGCCGCCGTACATCTCGTAGCCCTTGTCGAACACCGAGGCGTACCCGGTGAGCGTCGCGGTGGCGTCGCCGGTGGCCCGGAACTCGAACTGCTCGCACTTGAAGGCGCGGCGCTCGGGCGCCCCGAGCAGGCGGTCAGCCTTGCGGGTCGCAGTCATCATGGGGTACCTCCAGGGGGAGAGGCAGGGGGTGGTGTCGGCTCGTCGTCGATGCCGGCGACCGGCTGCCAGTTCTCGAACGCACGGGCCTCGGACGGCAGCATCCACGGCTTGTTGCCGGTGGCAATGGCGTAGGCCTCGTAGCGGGTCTTCAGGTCGGACTTGAGGAAGCCGCCGGTGTTGAACTTGACGAACTTCCCGCGGGGGAACCAGTCCGACATCGACCGCTCCATGCGGACCAGCCACGGGTTCACGGCGTCGTTCAGGAAGTCCTGGGCTCGCTGCTCACGGTTCGCGTAGGTGACCGACGAGCTGTCGCCCATCGACACGCCGATCTTCTCCGGCGGCACCCCGTAGATGGCGCACACCATCGCGGCGTTCATGCGGATCGTCTCGCCGAGCTGGGCGTCGTTCGGCGATCCCTGCCACCGATCGAGCTTCAAGCCGGCGCCGAGGACGGCAATGTCGCGACGGGCGGTCGCCTGCTTGATTCGGCCCTTGATCGTTTCCGCCTGCTCTTGGGTGATCTCGTTGTCAGTGGAGGCGACCGCGGTCGGATGCGCGCCATTCTGGTAGTAGTCGGCCCCGTAGCGTTCGGCCTCGAGGCCGAGGGTGATCGTGCGGACGAAGTACGTCACCGGGTCCAGGCCGACGACGTCACCGGGCCACATCAGGCCGGTGCGGTGCCACACCTGCTCGTCGGGGTACGTGCGCCCGTTGGTCCCCTTGTAGACCTTGCGGCCCGTCTCCCGGTCGATCTCGGCGGTGATCGTCCCCGGCGGCACCAGATTGATCTGCGTCGGATACTCCAACCGGTCCCGGGAGGCGATGAGGCCGTAGGCGTTGCCGGTCGTCAGGAGAGACACCAGCACCTGCGACAGCCAGTCGACCCGGTCCAGATGCGCCGACGGGCGCTGCAACATCATGGGCAACGGATCGACCGGCGTCGCCGACGACCCCGACCCCTGCAGCAGATCGACCGGCAGGGTCGACACGGCATCAGCGACGACTCGGGCGCACGCCCACACCGCCCAGTGCCGCAACGCACCCTGACCGGACGCCAGCACCGGCGAGTAGAGCGCTTCACCGTTCGTGGGGATCCGCGACGGGTCATCGAAGCCGCGTGCAGTCAGATCGCGGCGTTCGAGCTTCCGAAGCAGGCTCACGCGTCACTCCGGTCGATCAGGTACGCCACAAGCGCGAGCAACACTCCGCCGACGATGTAGCCGAGCGGTTCCCACGCCAGCCAGCAGCCGTAGGCGATGAGCCCGAAAGCGATGAGCTCGAGGAGGGTTGTCTTCATGGGACCTCCCTCGCTCACCAGACATTCGCGGCGACGTCGACGACGACCTCCGCCTCGGTTGGCAGCAACGCTCGAGCGATCGTCGCTGCGACCAGCGGACTGATCGGCACCGTCGCCGACCGCAGATCCCACGCCCACGCGTCACCCAACGGGCGCTCGGCGGCGTCGGCGGCAGCACGGTCGAGTGGACCCTGGCCGTCGGGCCGCTTCAACCGGCCTTCAACGACGTCGGTGTAGAACCCGCCGCACGCTTGCTTGTACTGCTGGGCCGACAACTGGTGCAGCAGGTTGGCGTCGATGCCTGCCTCGCGGAAGGCCGCTAGCACTGGGCCAACCTGAGCGCCGGCGGGGCCGGCGCCGTTGCATCCGACGGCGGTCGGATTCCACTTCTGAACGAGCTCCACCAGACGGCCCGGGAGCCAGCCAGTGTGTTCGCGGTGCTCGATGTTCACGACGTACGGCGACGAGATGTCGCCGATACCGAAGGTGATCGAGGACCACTCGCCGTCCTTCGAGACGTCGAATGCAAGCGTCATGACGTTCTCTACGGGGGCGATCGCTTCGGAGAGCGTCCCCGCCCACGCATCGGCCGGCAGTTTGGCTGGCTTGATATCGGTGATGGGTGGCTCGGGGATTCCGAGTCGTTCTCGAGCAAACTCCTCGGGCATCGAGCGAAGAGCGTCGAGCTCTGACCGAATGAAGTCCTCTGTGATGCGGATACCCAGGGCAGGGTTGGACCTGTACCACGCCTCGACGTCATCCACATCGGTGCGTTCGTCGTTGCACCAGTTCGCCATGAATAGCCGGGGTGAGGCCTCTGGATCAGCACCGCGCTCAAGGACGTTGTGCAGCACCAGCGACGTCGCCATCGGGGCCGATGACGTGTACCAGACCTGAGGATTGGGTCGAGCTGACAACGTCGGCAGCAGCGCACCCATCATCGCCGGGGTGAGCGCGAATGCTTCGTCCAGATACACCGCGTCGCCCGACATGCCACGGCCGGATCCGCCGGAGCGAGCCAGGAACCTAAGACGTTCTCCGGTCTTGAGCTCGATCGCCTGCTCGCCAGCCCCTCGACGGATGCGGGCGACTCGTCGATCGAAGTCGGGCGTTGACTCGATCAGGTTGACGATGCGTAGGAAGTGCTCGAAGCAGGTCTTGAACTCGTGCGCCGTGTGGACCTGGAGCGGTTCGTGCAGCAGGAACAAGCCGGCGAGCTGGCGGGCTTCGAGGATGGACCCCTTGCCGTTCTGGCGTCCGACGATGAGGGCTACCTCGAACGCTGACCACTTTCCGTCATCGGCCTTGGCAAGGGCTTCGTCGAGACACCACTGCTGCCATTCGTCGAGCACCAGGCCCGCCATGGCGGCCGCCGTGGTCGCGTCAGGCCCGTCGCTTCCGCTTCGGCTTGATGGCAGGTGCGTCAGCGCCGGACGCTGCGCCCCGACTCTGTCGACGGCGATCGAGCTCATCCAGTGCCGACACCTTCTCCGGGGCGGCGAGCTCCTCGAGCTCAACCAGCACGGCGGATAGACGGGAAGAGATCTGCGCGACGACGGCGGGGGGCGCTTCGTCCATGTCGCGAGCGAGCTTGTCCCGCATGGCGACAAGAGTCGCCCTCCGGTCATCGGTGGCGGCAGCGTCGGCGATCGTCACATCGCCAACCTGAGTTGTACATCGCCACCGGCGCCCCGGCTCAGATTGCAGGACCGGTGAGCGAGTGCCACGTTCTCCCATACGTGGAGCCCGTCGTCGGACACCGGAACAAGATGGTCCACGGTTGCCCCCTTCGGGTTCTTTGCCGTCCCGGCCTTCTTCGGGACACGCTTGGAGCACAAGTGACAGATCCACCCATCGCGCTCGCCGAGTTCACGCCAGGTGATGTCGTCGCCCGTGGAGACGAGGTGGAGTCTCCGGGCGGTAGCGGCGTCGCGTCGCTTGGCGGTGTCGAGCCACTTACACCGATGACACAGCGAACGATTGCTCGCCTGAGGAGCCTTCCGACACAGCAGACCGCATTGACCGCAGGGCTTCAACGGTGAGAGCGACTTACGCCTGACCGTCGCTGCATCCGCCACGCAACGCTTGGAGCAGTACTTGCTTGCGGTCCGACCCGTCGGCACGAACTCTTTGGCGCACCATCTGCACGGTCGAGGGCAACGCTTCGGCCGAGGCTCACGGCCCAGGGAATGCCGGTGGAGCGCGAGACCACACGGTGGGCAATAGGACCTGTACCCCGAGCGGCCGGGCGTGATTGGATCCCAGCAGATGGCGCAGTTTCGCACCCCCTCCGGCGTCGCAAATAGAGACGCCGAAGCT